ATCATAACACTACACAAAAAGAGATGCGAATCAAATACAAAGATTACTATCATTTATTTATGCTGATTATTCGGTATGAAATTGTAAACAATAGACTGGCAGAAGGTGAAACGCTTAGTATACTTGAAATACTAGACAAAATTGAAAATGCTTTAGTGTTGCCAGATTTCGAATTTGAACAAGTAAATCTAATGATTGAAGCACAAGGTCAAAGAGAATTAAACACCGATAACAAATAACGGAGAATTTAGACTAGATTCAATTATGACCGAATCACAAAAAAGACAAATTACTAGAGTTAATTAAATCTAAGGTGGATTTTCTGATACTAAAAAAAGCAACTATAAACGAAAATAATGATTGAAAAAATATCAGAAGTTAGCGACAAACAAACTAAAGACCTAGAATGGTTTGAAAAAGAATACAAAAAAGCATTTGTAGATTTAAACCAAAAACCAAAAGCACCAGAAGGCATTATTTCAATTGGTGAAAACACATACAACGCAAAAACAAGAAGAACGCACATCTTCACAAAAGGAGAATTGTCTGTAATTTCAGCACCAAGTAAAAGCTTTAAGTCAACTTTTAAAAGTCATTTAGCTGCTGCTTTTTTTACAGGAATTTCAAAAGAATTTAACGAAATACAAGGACATAGAAAAAGCAATGAAACAGTAATTGACGTTGATACGGAGCAAGGAGCATTTTATAGTTGGCATACATTCAATAGAACCAATCGAATAGCAAATCTAAATCTGCAAGGTTCTTACTTTCCTTTTAAGCTGCGACACATGATGCCTTCACAAAGAGTTGACTTTATAGATGCTCTTTTAATAAGCGGTAAAATCAAGGATCCTGCTTTAATCTTCATTGACGGAATTGCAGATTTGATTGAAGATACAAACGACCTAGTAATCAGCAATCAAATCATAAACAAAATAATGCGCTGGACAGATGAGTTAAATATCCACGTTAACGTAATTATACATAACGCATACGGAACGAAAAACCGACTGGACACTTAGGCAGCGTATCGGTAAAAAAGGCTGAAACAGTAATTAATATAAATGAAGAGGTAGACCAGGAGGGCAATGGACTGAACTATTTCGGGGTAACACATCAGTATAGTAGAGGGGCAAGTTTTGATAAATTCTACTTTAAAAACGACACACAAAATGGTAGATTGCAACAAGTCGATGAAGGTGGTATTGACGAACAAGAAAATATATATTAAAATTAAGTTAAATTGGTTTGCATATATGGAATATATTTGTATATTTGTCATGTAGAAAGGAAATAACCACTACATTAATAAATAGAAATTATGAAAGTTATCGGATTTGCAGAACAATACTACACACTTTGGAATGTTGAAAAAACTATTGTTGAAATGAATAGATTTCAAACAAAAGAGAAAACGCATTTTTTATACATACAGAATTTATCTAAAGACTTTGACAAAGCTAAGGCAAAAGTTAATGAGCCTTTTGAATTGGATTTAGATTTAAAAGGTGATAAAAGGGAATTTTATACAGAAGGTGAGCCACAGGGTGTAATACCTAATGATGTTTTAAAAATGGCAAATATCGTTTTGAAAAATAGCAGACTGCATAGACATAAAATATGTACTTTGGTATTATAGCGAAACTAATAATGAATGTGCTTTAAAAAGTTCTTTTAAAATAATGGATTTCAATTAGTTGAAGGTGTGTTGTATAATGCAGAAGATGCTAAAAAACAAAAACATTCTTTAGGTTTAAAAAAGAGGTCATTATTGAGGACAAAAAAAGAATAGAATTAAAAATTAAGACTATTGAATCTTTTAGTTTTGAAGGTCATTACGGGCGTACTTATATAGAGATTTACGAAACTTCATGCGGTTGTGAGGTTAAATACATGGGAAGCAACCCGCCAAACATTAGTGATGAAGTTTTTTGAAAGTGTAAAAGTTACTATTAAGCATGACAATTATAGCGATTTAGACGAAACTAAAATTCAAAGAATAAGCAAAAGCTAAAGAACTAATCCTATGAACAAAAGATTTTTTAACGAATTAAATAAACCTAAACAATGAATAAGATAGCAAGAGAACAAGCAGATTTGTATCAAGACTTCTTTAACTTTTTAAGCCAAGAACATAATCTAAATTGTACCATTGAAGAAATGGACGAAATTATACACGAAGCACAGACCTTCGTTAAAAAATTTGATATAGCCAATTTTGTTGTGCCGTTGGGTACGTTGTGCGATGTATGCGGTAGCGATGATATTATAGAAGCTCCTTCGATGGGTAGAAACTGCAATACTTGTAATCCGATTTAGCACAATGCACTACAATGACAAGGCTATGAAGCGTTGCCGATTAAAACGCGCAAACTTTTAAACAACAACTAAAATGAGTAAAAGGAAGGAATTAAAGGATAAGTATAAAAACGGAAATGATTTTATAGCCGATGTTAGCAAACGTACTATGATAATACTTAAAGAATTGGAGGCTGTTTTAGATGAAGAAAAAGACGACTTATTTGATGATATTTCAGTTAGCGACTACTTCACAATAATGTCATTGAGAGATAAGTTAAATGAATTAGTAGAGGAAAACGATTAACCGTATGTTTTATAACATTAAAATATAAGAATAGTGCAAATTAATAAAACAAAATTATGGACAAAAACACAGAATTTCATTTTAAACGGATTACAAGGAAAAGACTATGCAAAAGCATTATTTTTATATAGTATTATTAAACGTTTGCCTTGGGTCTTTTACCTTAATATAAAAGTACGTAGGAATTGGTTTTCTTATTGGTGGAGTACGAGAGGAGCTAATTTTAAAGAAATACAAATATGGATATTTCAAATAAATATTGGTATGCCTTGGCTGGAACTACCTTTAAAAAGTAATATAAGAGATTACGGAACTTTGCAAGGTGTAAAGAAAACCAATGACGGAATGTTGAAAAAGAAATGGTCTTGGCAAATAGGAACTTACCCAAATGTTTTTTAACTATGTATTATCAAGAAAAAGCAATAAATAGAAATTACCTATCTTTGCTAAGTGAATGCAAAGCAATACATAAACTTACACTTAGAACAACTCAAAAAAAAGGAGTGATTGAAGACTTCACACTTGAAAAAGATTTGATAAGATTAGAAGGTTTAGATTTGACTACGCAATAGAACAAAAAATAAGCAATAGAATACGAAGGAGTGTTCAGCATAAAGTCAAGGCATACTGGGAAAAATGGGATATTCAAAGGATTGCGAAAAAATACAATTTAGCAATATTAAACGGTTGGAAGGTGTTAAGGTACACAGCAGTAAACTTTGGGGAACTTAGAAAAAGACTTAAATAAATTACTAGAACAGTAAATATGGCATATACTAAAGAAAAAAAGAAAACTATTGTACAAGCTATACTAAATGAAGTAATGGACGGTATGGCAGTAAGAAATGCTATAAAAGTACATAACATATCTCAAACAACATTTTACAACTGGTTAAGAGAAGATGAAGCTAAATTGGAACAGTACGCGCGCGCAACTGAAATAAGGGCAGATGTAATGGCTACCGAGATTTTGACAATTTGTGATGCTACTAAAAACGATATAATTGTAGACGAAAACGGAAACCCTAATAACTAATCACAACGTAATACAACGTAGATAGGTTAAGAGTAGATACTCGTAAATGGCTAATGAGTAAGATGCAGCCTAAGAAGTACGGAGACAAAGCACAATTAGACCACACCACAGGGGTGAAAGCTAATCACAAATGGAAGTAATATTTAAAGACTTTTCAGAAGATGCAGAATAGTTGTCTCCACCCCCGTGCGGAATGTTAACTAAACCCCTATAAAACGCTACAAAGTGAAAATAGTTCCTAGCACGTATGCAGAGCCAATTTTATACCAAAAAATTCTATGAAGCAGATTTTGTGGGGCGGTCGTGGTCGGAGTGGTTCGCACAATATTACACTTCATGCCTTATACATGATTATAACATCAAATTATTTTAGAGCGTATTTCACTAGAGCAATTCAAAACACAATTAGGGAAAGTTTATGGCAAGACTTTAAAGATAGGATTGAAGAGGTTGGAGACTTGAACGGTATTGATTTAATGAAGCAATTCGCTATTGACGAAAGCAAAATGAAAGCGGTTTATCTCCCGAACGGAAACACTATAAAATCAAAAGGCTTTCGAGCATCTTCAAAAAGCAATACTGCAAACATGAAGTCTTTGGCAGGTGCAACACATATTTACATAGAAGAAGCAGAAGAGGTCGGAGAAGAAGAATACAACAAAGCAAAGGATTCACTAAGGACAATAAAAAACCCAGTCCAGATAATCAGAAGTTGGAACGCACCACCAAAAGACCATTGGCTAGTGAAAACCTATTTTGATTTGATGCCAGCTGGAATCGATGGTTATTATAAATTGAAGCCTAAAGGAATAAAAGGACATTTGCCTTTATACGCAAACTACTTAACCAACCTAAAAAACCTAGACCCGAATACAGTAGCAAATTATAAACGCTATAAAGAAACTAATCCACGTTATTACTACAATCAAATATTAGGTTATGTTTCTGATGGTGGTGATGCAAAGGTTTATTTTGGTTGGAAGAAATGCAGTAATAAAGATTTTGACGAAGTAGATGCAGACCAAGAAGCCTATGGAGTAGATTTTGGAGACACCGCACCAACCGCAGTAATTCATATAAAATACAAAGATGGTTGTTTCTATTCACGAGATGTATTATACAAATCAATGCGAGCCTTAAAAGTAGAGTATCAAGACAAAATACGACCCGAAGATGTGGAAGGAGTTGAGGACAACGAGCATAACCAATGGCTAAAGCATAAAGGCGTTTTATCCTATGTTTTTAGTTTAATGAATGTGGATAGAAACAAGCCAATGTTTTGTGACCCCGCTCAAAAATCAATCATAATAGAGTTAAGAAATGCTGGCTACAACGCTATCAGAGCAAGAAAAGAAAAAGAAGCAAACATTAACTTCATAAATAGAGCAACAAACATCTATACAGAAGATTCTTACAACCTAGAAGAAGAATACAATCATTACTACCTTGAAAGAGATGTAAACAAAGTGCCTATTGATGGCAAACCAAAAAAGGAAATGACCACATTTTGGAAGCACGAGAGTACGGATGCAGAGGGATTAAAGACATGCTAGGGTTACAATTATAAAAGATAAATAAAAAATGCTTAGTTTTGCGTATAATATATTACTAAATGGCTTACTTAAACTTCCGTACCAGACTGGCAAATTTAATTTTAGGTAACAATATACAAGGCTTACAGCATTACGAACGCTTCATTCCGAAAACTCAGTATAACGATTACGCAGAAGAATTAGAGAAGTTAAGAGTTGTGATGAGCAATCCAGCATTGCTTAGAGTTATTAAAATTAAATGTGATTTGTTTTCCATTGGCAAAATAATTGAAAAAGATGCACAAGGTGAAATAGTAGAAGAAAGCGAATTACAAACATTTTTTGAAAAGCCTAATTTCTTCCAAAACCAAAAGCAATTCTTATGGGGATTTTTAATGTTTTGGACATCTTTAGGAAATGCACGTTTAATGGTCGATTCAAAAGTGCTAAATAACAATAATGTAATGTATTGGTTAGATTACTTCAAAAGTGGAGTTTCCAAAATACATACTAGACAATGCAGACAAATTAGTATT